AAGAGTACCCAGGCTGTGCTTTGCCCCACGAAGGGTTAGCGTTAATCATGGCATTGCCTGAAATATCTTCGTAGACTTCTTTTTGGGACGCACGTAACTCATAACCAAACTTGGGAAAGTCTGTCGGCGCCAGGACTCTTTTGTCAACTATCTCGTAGCTTGGAGGTATTAGGTCTATCCTGCCAATAGGGATGGACATAAGCCCAGGCCTAATGACAGAATAGGTTCTAATAATCTCTGGGGGCAGTTCTTCCGTATAAGCAGGTATTTTATAGGTAAGAAGGTGTTCTAACTCTCTTTGATAAGAGTCAGTAACTTCTAGAAATATCCTATTTGATAGTACCGCTTTCATACTGCTCCTTGGCAATTAAGTAATTCTTAACTAGTCCGCTTCTGACAATATCCTGAATACCGAATTCAATCAAATCACACTCGGGCATCGATTTAAGGATATCTAGAAACTTCTTCATTCCGTTCTTAGCTAGATCGGCTTGATTGAAGTCTCCACAAAAGATAATCTTACAATTATTACCAACTCTAGTAATGATTGAGTCTAGTTCATGGAAGCTCAAGTTCTGAATTTCATCGACAATAATAACTGCGTCAGAAATAGTTGTACCTCTAATGAATGAGGTGGTCTTGAATTCTACGTAGCCTTTTTGTTTAAGCTGTAGGTATGCTGTACCACAATCGAATAGCTCTGTAAATACTCCAGCGTATGGTGCCTCGTAAACTTCGGCTTTTTCCTTCTCTCCTCCAGGAAGGAACCCCATATCTCTTGTAGGTACTACACTTCGTACAATTACTAATTTACTATATTCTTTCTTGAATATATCATCCATAGCTATATAGCAGGCTAGAAACGTCTTACCTGAACCGGCTGTGCCGTATAGCATTAGATTATTGGAAGAGTCCCACACCTTTTTTTGGTTGGCTGTTAACGGCTCAACTTCGATTAAATTAAGGTGTTCTCTTTCGATTTTACGCTTCATATTTTCCTTCTTGTATCCTTGTGGCTTTCTGACACGTAGTCATAAATAACCCATGGATGCTTACCCAAACACAACACTCTAGCGTAGGGTAATTCTATTGGAGGAGGTCTATTGACTATCATAGGTATAGATAAGCCAATTAGCCAGATTAACGAGTAAGTTTCTTTTAACTCTACCCTTTTTATTCTATAACACCTCAAATCACAGAGTTTAGTTTTTTCGTACGAAAATAGGTGGCCAGAACTATCAATGTAGTGCCTATACTTTAAAAGTCCAGGTATAGTAGTTAACCCTCGTCTTAGCGGGAATAAGGGTTTTTGGGGTGTTAGTATTCTTCTAACACCTAGTTTATCAGATGGCATGTTACGGTCATCTAATATCTGATGTTCTAGAAGTACTAGACCATCTTGCACGTTCCACTCATCAGAGGGGAGTCGGTATATGGGCCATTTTATTTGGGGGATTTGCGTGTAAATCATATTTACATTGAAATGCTACTGCTAACCTTGGAAAGCTAGCCTCTCTGGAAACAGGACGAGCGCCATGATCCATGTTAGAGTTAAAAACAATATAACGACCAGGCTTAGGGGTAAACGCTTTTACTAGGTCATTGTTTTCGAATAGAGCAAATTCACCTCCCCAGTTTATATCCCAGTATTCATTAAGAAACACTAAGATAGTTTTATCCTTAGGATTGTCACTATCTTTATGTACCCACGAACTATCTCCGTGGTTATACAGGTTAACTAGTATTCTATCGGACTTTAGATTTGGTTGCTTTACGCAGTCCCAAATCTGTTTGTATATTCCTACAAGTTCTGGGCAGTGGGACCAGTGTCTATATGGTTCCTGTGGAATACCAGTCCAGCCAGAGAAAGTCCATGGAGAATTATCTAGTATCTCCGTGGACCACGCTCTAATAGTATTGAGCGGTATTTCATTGTCAAACTGTTGCCAATTCTCCATACTTCTCCTCAAACTTCCCAAATGAATAGTCATCCCCATTTTCAAAGTCGCAGCCAATAGGACAACCTGGGATAGTTAGGCCTCTATCAGTCTGAATGCAAGCTCTTAGCAGTTCACAGTACTCATCAATCTGATCTTCTTTGACTTCCGCTAGAATGGAGTCGTGTACTAGTGCGAAAATACGGGCATCTAGTTTTTTAGCTTTAATCAGCTTTTGAGCGTCGATAGCCCCAAGAAGGTTGATATCACTTGATCCTTTATACCCTATATTTCTACAGGGAGTAGACTATATCTTGTATGCTTAAATTACGAACGCCTGCCAGCGTGTTTATAAATAATAATTTATATTTAGTATTGCTTATTAAATTACTTTTAATATCTATAGTATTATAATATTTAGGATTGTTATTTCTAGTAAAAGATGTTACTTCTATTATTAATTTGTCAAAAATTATAAAATCACATACATAGTCTTTGTCGCAAGGGCTAAAAGACTTGTAAGGAACATGGACTTGTATTTCTTTTTCCTGTATACCTAAAGATATTAATTTTTCGTACAAGGTGGCTTCTATTTGAGAGTCAAACTTATGCCCATGTATCACTAATTTTCTACCACGGCTTCCCGCCTCTTGAGTATTTGAACATCTATAACATTCAAACGATTTTTTATGTACAAAATTTTGAAAAGTTCTAGTATCTTCGAAAGAACAATTTTCACATTTTAAAGCAAAAATTTCGTTTACTATATCGGAGTACTTATTGTATAAAGGACTCACTTTTAGTTCTTTGCATATAGATAAAAACTCATTTTCTCTAAAAAGCCACTCAGTTTTACCCGCACATTGTCTACAGTGACTAGACCTCCTCATTAAAGAGTGTATGGTTAGACTTTCCTCGAAGCCACAAGAGTTACATGTTATTGTAACTGTATCTGTCCTTTTTGCAAAAGGATTAATGCCTCCTTGTATAGTTAAAGATTGTATATTTTCCAAATAAGTAGCAGTTTCTGTCTTTAGTTTAGGATTGACTCTTAGTAGCACATCCCGAGACTTAAACCCTTTATGAGTAAATGTAGACTTATTTAAACTGACAGGACCTTTTGGTATCATTAAGTTTTCTATTTCTTTATACTTAGTTATAGAAAACCTATCTATATTCATTATGGCAAGTTGCTCTATTATATAATCAGCAACTTCTTTAATTTTTATTTCCTTGATTTTTTCTAGCATACTTACCCGTTTCGAACCTATATAGGCCCTACGTCCCCAATGGACTAGTCGTTGAACGTTCAGCATCTTCTGGCAGGAAGATATGCAGCTTCGCTGCTGATTACCCAATCTTAAATATTTTTAAACATTCACGCTTTCCGTTACCAGATACGTTGTAGTTATTTAAGCTATAAGGGCTTTCCAGCAATTAGAGTAATTTTAAGTCAACTATCAGTTAATCGACTGTACAAGGAAGTTCAAACCAGAACGAACAGTATGAGCTACTGTAGCTTTATCTTCAGAAGCTACGTTAGCTAGTCGACGTTTACGGCCAAAGAAGCTATATGTAAAGCCGTTAGCTCTAATATACTCTTTATTGTCGTCAATCCACTTCTTTAGCTTGGGGAATGCCTCAAAGTACTCATCGATTACTTGCTGAGCCTCACTCTTGCTAAAGAATGTGCCAGTTTCTTTAGTAACCTGCTCACTGATATTATTCGCTCCAGCACCATAGAGTATCCCGAATGTAACGCTTTTTACAGCCTGACGTTTATCCTTATAAAGGACCTTAACATCATCAATAGAACATGCTAGACCAAATACTTTCTTAGCGATAGTACTGTGGAAGTCTTGTCCGCCCTTGAATACATCCATGAGAGCTTTATCGCCTGAAAGTACGGCAGCTCCGTAGACTTCGGCTGTGGTCAAGTCCATTGACACAATCTTGTACCCCGGAGCCGCTTTGATACAACCCTTAACAATAGGATTGTCTCTAGGAAGCTGTTGCATGTTAAGATTACCACTAGAAGATAAGCGACCACTAGTAGTCGAGTGCAGGTTAAACCCTGTACGTAGTCTAGAGTCTTTATCTAGCTTAGGAATGATCTTGTCTAGATAAGTATTCTTGATCTTGGACTTTTTGCGTATATTCAGAATTAGCCCCGGAATTTCATGAACTTCGCTAAGTTGTTCAAGTACTTCCGCATCCGTGCTATGCTGTCCAGTATCAGTCTTTTTACCTGTAGGCTTCAGCTTTAGGAAGTCAAACAGCAAGCTTCTAAGCTGCATAACGCTGTTAGGGTTGAATTCCTTGCTCTGCGCAGCCTCAAACTCTGCAATAATAGCGTGAGTCTTAAGTTGCTTTACAGCGTCATCAATATCGTTTTGCATCAGAGCTTTAGCCTTTACAAGCCTATCTCTATCAAAAGGTACTCCGTTGTCTTGTACTTCCATAAGGAAGACTGATCCAGGCAGCAGAATTTCTCTGTAGACCTTTAGAAGCTTTTTATTGCGCTCAATAGGTGACATAAACTTAATGAAAATCATAAAAGTCACTAGCGCATCTAAAGCGGCGTATCTATGAATAATCTCAAAAGGAATTAAATCGAAGCTAAAATCTTCTTTTAGTAAGCCGTGGGTCTTGCAATAATTTGCAATCCACTCACCCTGTTCTTTTTCGTAGTCTCCGAACTTAGTATGCTTTAGAGCAAGTTGTTTAAGTCCGTGGTTTCCTGGGTTTTCGTTAAGAAGATAACTAAGGAACATAGTATCTTCGAAGCGCGGGAACTTCCAATTAAAGTGATACCAGAAAAACCACATATCGAACTTAGCGTTGTGGAAGATTACAGTTTTCTTATTGAAAAGCTCTTGACATAACGCTTCTACTTCTTCGTCAAAGCATTCTGTGCTAATATAGGCACCGAAGTCAGTACAATATGCTAGGCTGATACCGAGAACAAATCCGTTCCTAGGGTATAGTGCAGATGTTTCGGAGTCGAGGGCTACATACTTATTTTCATGAGCAATAGCGTCGCGCAGGAACTGCTTTGCTTCTTCGGTATCGTTGATACCCCTGTAGTAGCTCTCGTCGATTTCCCACTTTTCAGACTCTCCAGTAATGTACTTAGTTACTGAAGTGCGGGAATCTTCCCACACACCCTTGATCTCCGGTTTAAAAGCCAGCATTGCTGGATTGATGATTGGTAAAAACTTAGACTCAACCAACTTACCACTGTACTCAGTAATAGAGTTAATCTTAGTAAAGTACTTAAGGGGCTCAGACCCTACTAGAATGATCCAATCGTATTCATCCAGGTCGATTGCAATATCTACATCCTTCTTAAGAACCTTCTTAAGTGTAGGGTCAGAGGTGAGAGAGTACCTATCAAATTCAAACTCAAAATAACTTCTAAAGTCTGTACGGCTAGGCTTAGTTTCTATAAGTGCTACTTTAGCCATATAGTTTCTCCTTTAGTTTTCTAATTGCATTTTCTGTAAGTGAGCCAGGGTCGTTATGGCTCAATTCAATGTTTCGTACTGTGAGGCCAACGCGCTCTGCTAGCTCTTCCGCTGTGGTAGAAGCAGACTTACCCGCTTCATCGGCATCAAATAGCAAGTCTATTCCAGTAACTCCCTGCATCTTAAGAAGGCCCAGTTTATCCTCATTAAGGGTGCGCGTACCGAAAGTACACACAGCGTTATCAAGGCCCTTGTCATGTAGATTAAGCATATCGAATATACCCTCTACTAGTATGACTTTGCCTTGTATTGGGGTAACTACTGGGAACAGTGGCATCTTAGCCTGAGCTGGAAATATCATATACTTAGGACTGTGTCCCATGGTTGTATGCCGCCCAACGAAGGCTACTGTGATACCTGAAAGGTCTTTAATAGGAAATACAATACGCCCCACAAAAGATGTGTCTGGGCTTTCAAAGGCCCCAAACTTTTTGTAAGTCTTAGGGCTTATTCCACGCCAATCACCCTCGTAATCCATTGCTGAAGAAGGTGTGACTAACCCGATACTTTCTGAGAGCTTACTAAGGATTTTCTGCTTTAGCTTCTCGCGCCTAATTTGTGCTAGGTTTGGTTTTTCTCCAAAGTGTTTAAATACCTCACCCCTAAAACCACATGAAAGACAGTGGAAGATGCCAGTAATCTTATCAATACGCATAGAGGGATTTCTATCCTCATGCTGTGGGTTGAAGCAGCGAACAAGATAGTCTCTACCTTGCTCCCTGTATTCAATAGATTTCTTACTTAGTAGCTCTTCTACTTGCATTAAAACGCCTCATTAGGTTCTTCATCAGTCTTTTTAGATGCTTCCTCTTTTTGTTTCGGAGTAAGCGCAGTAGCTGGCCCAATCTTGAGGGTGCTCCAGTCAACTTCACTAGTAAAGCCCTTCATCTCGGCGTTACGCATCTTAGTACAATCAAAAGTGATACAAGCGTCAGAATGGCTGTAAGTATTCATTGTAAAGGCCGCATCGGCGGGATCAAGAATACCTTTAGCGAAGCGAGCCTCACCGCCTGCGTCAATCTGATAAGGGCTCACTACAGGTATTTCATAAGCCTGAGCCACATTCTCTTTAAGCATTGTAGCCACTTCAATTTGTTCAATCCAGTCAAATGGCTTGTTAGTAAATGAGCTTTTCTTAACCTTGTTAAGATAGTCTACAACTACTAGACCAATATCATCGCCTCTAGCGATGCGCTTATCAACCTCACTCTGAATCTTGGTCATAGTGAGTGAAGGTTCGTAGATTACATCAATTTGACTAGCTACTAGTTTTTCGCGGACTAGTCTTAAGTGCAACTTATCAAAATCACGGTCTTCTAGATATTGCTTGTAGTTGTACTCTGAATGTTCCCGTCTATCTGACCACCACTTAGCTACAAGTTCCCATTCACTTACCGAGAGATTCTTAATTCTAAGCCTAGAGAAAGGCACTCCCGTATCAATAGAGCAGCAGCGTTGCAAAATGCTACGGCTGTCCATTTCGATAGTGAAGTAAATTGCGGACCTGCCGCGGTTC